CCCCACATTTTTTAATTTTTGTAACTTTTGTAACACTTTTGTAGTAACCGTGAGTAGGATGTGTAGGATTAGGAGGTGTTTCTATTCTTTTTCTTTTTTTTCGCGCGAGAAGAAAGAAAAAAATAAAAAGAGTGTACAAGCCTCCTAATCCTACTAATCCTACTCAAGACCCCACTGGAAGTAGGGGCATTCAAACCGGCGGGGCGCTTTTATTTTGTTTTGTGGGTTGTTAAAAGTATGAAACTTTGTAAAAAGTGCAGCCAAGAAAAGTCGCTGTTTGACTTCAGTGCCCACCGGGGCACCAAGGACAAGCTGCAGACCTACTGCAAATCCTGCGCAAAAGAGAGCACCCGAAATTTTTTTGCAAAAAATCCTGGGTATCAACGCAAGCGGGCCTACGGGATGGACAACGCCGAGTTTGAAAGGCTGCTTGCCAGCCAGAACGGCGGGTGTGCGATCTGTGAGACGCCGATAGACAAGCCCCACGTTGACCACGACCACAAGTCTGGCAGGGTGAGGGCGTTGCTGTGCAAGCACTGCAACCTGGGCCTGGGGCATTTTTTTGACGACCCCAAAATGCTGAACCGGGCGTCGCAGTACCTGGTGTTCCATGGGCATTGAGTCGCGCACCCCGATCCCCACGGCCACCGGCTGGAAGCCGGCCTACATGCTGGCGGCCGGGGACACGGTGTATTCCTACGACGGGAAGCCGGCAAAGGTGGTCTCGGTGCAGGTCTACGAGGCGCCGGAGTGCTACAAGATCTGGTTCCAGGACCACCTGACCATGATCGTCGACTGGCGGACGGGGATTCCGGTGATGAGCCACGCCCAGATCGACAACTACCGGCAGTGGCAGCGCAAGCGCAGGCAGACCAAGCAGTGGGAGATCCACCCGCTGGGGCCCAGGATCTTGGTGAATGCCGACAAACACCACTGGCTGCTCAACTGCACCCCGCCCAAGATGCCAAACCGGGAGCTTCCGGTCGAGCCGTACTACCTCGGCAGGTGGGTGATGGACGTCAGCATGAGGCGGCGCATGTCCCAGTTTCACATAACCCGCAATTTACTGGAAAAGTATCCAGTCATACCTCTGTACATCCCAGACGAGTACCTTTTTGCCTCATTTTTCCAGCGTTTGGACCTGCTGAGGGGGATAATGAGCACCAGAAAGGAGCCCTTCAAGGCAAAAAAGGGGTTTTTTGTGGTCCGGATCAAGGATTTCAGGCTGTTTAGACAGGTCCAGTGCCTGGTTGAGTCGCTTGGAATACGTGGCATCACGGTGTTGCGAACCAAAAGTAATGATTTTGAACTAATGTTTCGCACAATTTTGAAACTTATACCTGACCAGCCACCCCAAAAGTCGGTGTTTAGGCATGAATTTCGACGAATTGAGCGGGTTGAGGCCACGACGCCGCGAAAGTGCGTCCATGTGCAGACAGACGCCCCAGATAACACGATCGTTATCAGTGAGGGCTACCTGAGCGTGAGTTTATGAACGACCAACAAAAGAAAATTCTGAAAGAATTTGCCGACAAGCACCGCGGTTGGCCCAAGGAGCAGCTTGACCTTGCGCTGTGGAGGGTCAAGTGGGCCCTCACGGCCCTCCCGCACCAAAAAGAGCCCGAGGACGGGGAGTATGACACCTTTTTGCTCTTGGCGGGCCGGGGATCGGGCAAGACGCACACCGCGAGCAACTGGATCGGCGAGAGGGCGGCGATTTACGACAAAACACGCTGGCTGGTGACGGCGCCGACCTCAAACGACATCCGGGCGACGTGTTTTGAGGGCGACTCGGGGCTCTTGAACATCATCCCCCAGTCGCTGATCAAGGACTACAACAAGTCGCTGTTCGAGCTGACGCTCAAGAACGGCTCGATGATCCGCGGCATCCCGGCCTCGGAGCCGGAGCGCTTCCGGGGAACGCAGTGGCACGGGGCCTGGATGGACGAGCTGTGTGCGTTCGAGTACATCGACGACGCGTACGACCAGATCCAGTTCACGCTGCGACTGAAGGACCCCCGCATCAAGCGGGTGCAGACGATCATCACCACCACCCCCAAGCCGTTGGAGCTGATCACGGACCTCAACGAGGGCAAGGTGGGCGGCGACGTGTACGTGTCGCGCGCAAGCTCTTATGACAACAGGAAGAACCTCTCAAGTACGTTTTTTAAGCAATTAGAGACATATGAGGGCACCGACCTGGGGCGGCAGGAGATCTACGGCGAGATTTTGGACCCAGAAAATGCGGGCATCGTCAAGCGCAAGTGGTTCAAGCTGTGGCCGGGCGAAAAGCCCACCCCGGACCTCGAGTACGTGCTGGCGTCATACGACCCCGCGACCAGTGAGAAGACACACAACGACCCCACGGCGTGCATCGTGCTCGGCATTTTCGAGCGGCAGGACGCGGGACTGAGTTGCATGCTGATGGACGCGTGGGACAGCCACCTGAGCTACCCCGAGCTGCGCCGTAAGGTGATCGACGACTACAAGGAGGTCGTGTACGGCGCCGACAACACGTTCGCGAAGGGCAAGAAGACGGACCTCATCCTCATGGAGGACAAGTCGGCGGGCATTTCGCTGATCCAGGAGCTGCAGGGGGCGAACGTGCCGGTCAGGTCATATAACCCCGGGCGCGCGGACAAGGTGCAGCGGATGAACATCGTGGCGCCGCTGATCGCGAAGGGCAAGGTGTGGGTGCCAGAGGACCCGGAGAACCCGGGCGAGGTCGCCCCGTGGGCGAAGCGGTTCATTCGGCAGGTGTGCAGCTTCCCGGAGGCAAAGGGGCACGACGACTACGTGGACGCGCTCTCCCAGGCCCTGCGGGTGCTCAGGGACTCGGGCTGGCTGGTGCTTGACCCGCCAAGGGAGCGGGACGAGTGGTACTCGGACGACATCGCACGTAACAAGGTTTATAACCCATACGCCGCGTGAATGGGCGTATACGGGTGCTTTTATGGGTGATTGTAGATAGGAGGCCCCCGATGCAGACTTCGAGCCACGTCAACGAGATCCGGCAGTGTAATTGTCACATGTGCAAAATAATGCGGGCCCGAGGCAAGTCATACTCCAAGTGGGGAGACATTCGGAGGGGCTATAAGAGGATGCTCTTGGAGATCATCAAGGGTGCCGACCCTGAGGACTACAACAAGAAAATGACAACGAGAGAATACGATGCTTAACCCAATTAAGACCCCGATGCAGATGATGTATGAGCAGGCGGGGCTTCCGCACTATGCCGGCGGTAAGAAGGTTGACATTGTCGAACAATTTGCGAGCCGCATCCAGGACGCGATCCGCCGCTACACCCGCGCAACGGGCAAGCCGCCGACCGCCGAGGAGGTCAAGCAACTGGAGGATCACATCCGCGGCTTGGCACAGCCGAGCCCGCAGCCGGCGCAGACCCAGGCGCGACTTGCGCAACAGACACCGTACGCCAGTCACCTGGTGGACGAGTTTGGCCGCCCCTACCGGCCCATGATCGACCCGCGCACCGGCAAGTTGACGACACCGGAGCGCGCACGGGGCTTTAACGTCGGCGACCAGTTCAAGACGACGCCGGTGAGTTTGAAGGCGCGCAAGTATGAGACGGGCGCAAACGCGTTCACGCCCGATGAGTTCATGCAACAGGCGAACACCGGCCGGCTGTCGACCCGCACCAACCAGCGGTCACACACGCCCTCGAGCGAGGAGATGATCGCCAAACAGAACGCCGCCGAGGAGATCGGTGACGCCACGCCCGCCGGCCCGCTGGAGACGTACGGCCCCGGCGAACAGCCTCGCAGCGCGTCTGAGCCGTTTGCGTCACAGGCGTCGGCGTTCGAGCAGGTGCCTGCCGGCGACATCCGGCAAGAGATTTTGCCCGCGGTGTACCCGCGCGAGGGCGACCCCCGCAGCAAGTTTGCGGCGGAGGTCGAGATGGCGCGTCAGAGCTTCCTGGCCCGCGGCATCGAGCCCGACGAGGAGGACCTCATCAACGCGGTGATCGCGGCACGCAACCCGATGCGGCACAACTACACGGGGGAGAACCCGATCGGGCAGCGCCCCATGGCGGACCCCACGGCCGGCAAGATCAGCCCGGAGATGCTGGAGTGGCGCGAGAAGATGCGACTGTCTGGTCAGCCCGAGAAGACGGTGACACGCGCGCCGTCCGACTGGAACCCAAGCTCACAACGCGACTATTTGTTGGACACAACGCCCGACACGCGTCAGCCGTTCGCCGCGGACTGGAACGTGGACGAGATGACGGACCGCCGTCGCCGCGTTATCTCCAAGGCCGCAGGCGGCATGACGAAGAGCCCCCGCGACATGTACGCCGAGTTGATGGTCAACGGCTACGACAAGGGCGGCATGACCAAGCCGGCAATGGCGATGTCTGAAGACCTCGACCGCAGAATGCAGCGAGGCAAATACTACACCCCCAAGACCTGGGCATACGACGTGATGAACCAGGACCCGGGCTACAACCTGGACACCAGCGAGCGTTACATGTCTGAACGCAAGATGAGCCCCAAGGAGCGAATCGCTGAGTTGGGTCAAGGTTTCCTGGAAAAGGCGGGCATGCGACAACCGGCCGCGCGCCGAGCGGCGCAGACAGTGGTCGGAGGACCCTCAAGCATGTTACCTGGCGGTTTTGGGCTTGCTGACGTTGCGGCATTTCACCCCGTCGGCTTTGCGGCAACTTTGCCGTTGCAGGCCGCCGAGATGGGATATTCCATGGGGCAGGGCGATTACACAAGCCCCGCAATTGCCGCGGCGATGAGCTATCCCGGCCTTCGTGTAGCCAAGGGCATGTACGACAAGGCAAAAATACTTCCCACGGCGGTCGGCCGGTATGCAACACAAAACCCTCGTTTTGTGGGCGCAATGGGCGCCGGCACCGCGGCCGGGTTGAACGCCGAAGACGAACCACGTTAAAGAGAAAAGAATGGCACAACAACCGATGATTCCCCTTCAACAGGGCGGCAACCTGAGCGCGTTGGCGTTTGCAGAGAGCCGAACGACAGACGAGCCGGACACTGAGAAAGAGACTCAGATGTTGGCAGAGGCGCTCGACATGGACGTCGACGAAGTCTCTGACGAGGTCATTGAGTTGGAGGACGGCTCGGTCGTTATCAACTGTGTAGAGACACAAAAGCCCTCCGAGAACCCCGAGTTCTACGCCAACCTCGCCGAGGAGCTGGACGACGGCGTGCTGGACACGCTGGCGTTTGAGTACCTGGATTTGATCGAGGTCGACCGCGAGTCACGCAAGCAGCGCGACAAGCAGTACGAGGAGGGCATCCGTCGCACCGGTATGGGCAACGACGCACCAGGGGGCGCTAACTTTGAGGGCGCGTCCAAGGTCGTACACCCGATCATGGCCGAGGCGTGCGTTGACTTTGCGGCGAACGCGTCGCGTGAGTTGCTGCCGCCCGAGGGACTGGTGAAGAGCAACATTAAGGGCCTGGGCAACCTGAAGAAGCTCGACGTTGCGATGCGCAAGGCGAACTTCCTCAACTGGCAGCTGACGGAGCAGATCGAAGAGTACCGCGACGAGATGGAGCAGCTGCTCACCCAGCTGCCCCTTGGCGGAAGCCAGTACCTCAAGTGGCGCTTTGACAAGGACCTCAACCGTCCGATGCCCGAGTGGATCCCGATCGACAACCTGCTGCTGCCCTTTGCGAGCACGAACTTCTACTCGTCGGCGCGCATCACGGAGATCCAGGACATCACGCACGACATGTTCGAGACGCGGATCGAGTCCGGTGAGTACCGCGACATCGACATCTACAAGGCCGAGCTGGACCCAGACTACACGAGCAAGACGAAGAAGGCCAACGACAAGGTCGAGGGTATCTCCGAGCCGACCAAGAACGTGGACGGACTGCGCCGAGTGTATGAGGTGACGTGCTATTTGCGGCTGGAGGACGATCCGTTGACCGACGGCCGCCGCGCGCCGTACATCATGGCGATCGACGAGCTGACCGGCAAGGTGGTCTCGTTGTACCGCAACTGGGAGTCGGGCGACGATCGCATGCGCAAGCTGGACTGGATCGTTGAGTACAAGTTCATCCCCTGGCGCGGCGCGTACGCCATTGGCATGCCGCAACTGATCGGCGGCCTGTCGGCCGCGCTGACCGGCTCGTTGCGTGCCCTGATGGACGCGGCGCACATCAACAACAGCCAGACGATGCTGAAGTTGAAGGGCGGTCGAATTGGCGGACAGTCGGACCGAGTGGAGCCGACGCAGGTGTTTGAAATCGAGGGCAGCCCGGGCGTGGACGACATCCGCAAGCTGGCGATGCCCATGCCGTTCAACGCGCCGTCGAGCGTGTTGTTCCAGCTGCTGGGCTGGCTGACCGACGCCGCCAAGGGCGTGGTCAAGACCAGCGAGGCCGCGGTGGCCGACGCCAACAGCAACATGCCCGTGGGCACCACGCAGGCGCTCATCGAGCAGGGCTCGAAGGTGTTCTCGAGCATCCACGCACGACTGCACCGCAGCCAGGCGAAGAGCCTGCAGATCCTCTCCCGCCTGAACTACTGGTACCTGGAGGAGATGGACAACCAGTCGGGCGGCGAGATCGAGGTCGCCGACTTTGCAGAGAACTCCGACATTCGCCCGGTCTCCGACCCCAACATCTTCAGCGAGGTCCAGCGACTGACCCAGGCCCAGGCCGTGTTGCAGCTGGCCGAGAAGGCCCCGCAGCTGTACAACATCCGCGAGGCGAACCTCCGCGTGTTGAGGCTGTTGAAGGTCCCCGACGTGGACGAGGTGTTGCCGAACCCACAGGGCACGACCGAGAGCAACCCCGCGCTTGAGAACGTGCAGATGACTATGGGCGGGCACTCCGCCGCGTTCCCGGACCAGGAGCACCTGGACCACATCAAGGTCCACCTTGCGTACATGATGGACCCCGCGTACGGCGGCAGTCCGATCATTGGCCCCGGCATTTTGCCG